ATGAGCAATGAAAAGCGCGCGAAAGACCACGCCGAGCACAACATCGTCGAGTATCTGCGGCCGCCCCAGTATGTGCGACTCGAAGCCCTGGACAAGACAAAAGAAACCCTGAGAACCATCTTTGCCTTGGGGGATCTTCTGAGCCGGATGGTGACGGCTACCGATGAAGAACAGAGCCATGATATGGCTAATTCGTTCACCATGGAGGCCGTAGCGCGGGCGGTCTCCTTACTGGCCGATGGAGAGTCAGAGCGCCTAGACGGGCTTGAGCCGCACACCTTGGACACGGTGCGGTAATGGCTCGCCTGAAACGTGATGCCCGGCTCGAGACCCGGGAGGCTCGTGGGCGACTCAAAGTCGCCCACGAGCCCTACTGGCGCTCGATCCACCCGGGCCTGTTCATCGGTTACCGGAAGGGGAAGCGGGGCGCGACCTGGTGGGTCCGCAAGCTCGACGGCAAGACCTACATTAAGCAGCGCCTCGGGATCGCCGACGATCACGCGGACGCAGACGGCATTGAGGTGCTGGATTACAAACAAGCCCACAAGGCCGCCCTTGCCTTCGGCGAAGCGGAGCATGTGCGCGCCCGGCGCCGTGACCCGACCGTGGGCGACGTCATGCACGACTACCTGGCCGCCCACCGGGCGCGCTCAAGCTCGCCAAAGGAAACCGAGCGTGCCGTGGGTGCCCATATCCTACCCGCCTTCGCGGATCGCCCAGTAAGCCGGCTCACCACGGCCGAACTGCGCCGCTGGCACGAGTCCCTGGCCAACTCTCCCCCGCGCAAACGCGGCAAGCCCGATGAGGCCGCGGACCTGAACGACCCGGAAGTCCGCCGGCGCCGCAAGAGCACCGCAAACCGGGTGCTGACGATCTTGAAGGCGGGCCTTAATCACGCTTGGCGCGAGGGGCTTCCGGTCGACCCGGAAGTGTGGCGACGCGTCAAACCGTTCGATAAGGTCGAGGCTGCGAAGGTGCGTTACCTCGACCATGCCGAGGCCCAGCGCCTGCTCAATGCCTGCGACCCGGCATTTCGTGCCTTGGTGCGTGGGGCGCTGTATACCGGCGCCCGCTACGGCGAGCTTGGGCGGCTGCAGGTGAAGGACTACCACGCGGATTCGGGCACCCTCTACGTTGCCGAATCCAAGAGTGGCAAACCCCGCTATATCCCCCTGACCGACGAGGGCCGCGCCTTCTTCTCACAGCAGGTCGCCGGCAAAAACGGGAAGGACCGGATATTCACGCGCGAGAACGGCGAGCCCTGGTGCAAGTCGCACCAGCACAAACCGATGCGCGCCGCCTGCGAGTCCGCGAAGATCACGCCGCCGATCGGCTTTCATGACCTGCGCCACACCTACGCCTCGATGCTAGCCATGCGAGGCGTCCCCCTGCAGGTCATTGCCGAAGCCCTGGGCCATGCCGACACCCGCATGACCTCGAAGCACTACGCCCACCTGGCACACAGCTACGTCGCGGACACGATCCGCGCCCACCTGCCCGACTTCGGGCAAGAGGACACCAACGTCGAACCGATAGGGGGGCGCCATAGGTGAGTATTTCGAATCTGATGACGCCTACCGCGCCGCGATTCGCGCCCTCGCGACTGGTGAGATTGATCCGGGGGGCGAACTTGGGAGGCTGGGAGCCGAGGCATTGCAGCGCCTGCAGGCGGCTGGGTTGCCCTGGGTGTTCGATCGCTGCGCTAACGTGTTTGTCGAGTATCACAAGAAAGACCTCGACGCACATTAACTGCTTCGAGTGCAAGTTTTGCCAAGAACTTGCACAACCGCCGTATTACCGTAGACCTCGACGCACATTAACTGCTTCGAGGGACTACGATGACCACCAAGCAAACCACCGAGCGCACCAGCAACGCGGCTGCGCCCTCTGAACCGCCCTACTCCGTCTCTGAATTCGCGGAACGCTCCAAAGTCTCCCGCGCCGCGATCTATGCCGCCTGGAAGGAAGGCCGCGGCCCGCGTAGCCGCAAGATCGGCCGACGCGTGCTGATCGTCGAGCGCCCGCTCGAATGGCTGACCCGTACAGGTGAGGAGGTGTAATCGTGGCCGATGCCCCGAACACCTTCAAAGCCAACCAAATCACCGAGTGCCCCTGGTCCCCGGGTGATGAACAGCGTTACCAGAAGGTGCTCGCCTGCTATCGACGATTTGTAGATGACGGGATCGAGCCGGCCCGCGCCGCCGTCCTGGTAATGGCCTGGTCTACGGAGTACGCGGCCGATGCTCTCTGAAAGGATGCACCGTCACAATGGGTTGATCCTGGATCACAAAAACCCAGTGGATGCATCTAGGCGCATAAGTGATGCACACTTTCGCGCGCTTGGCCGTCTTGCCTTGCGTCACCACGACGACGCATTCTATCAATACGAAGATGGCCGCTATCGAGAGGCGAGTGAGGGAGATATTCGGGCGCAGATTTACGAGATTTGCGACCGGTCGCTTGATCCCGACAACAAGCCATTCCGCCCCAATCGATCGAAGATAGGCGACCTGATGGACGCCATGAAGGCGGTGTTGAACCTGCCAGGCACTCATCAGCCCCCATGCTGGCTGGCATACGATCACCCCCTCTCGGTCTACCAGGCCAAGGAAGTGATGCCGGTCCCAAACGGCCTGTTGCATGTTCCGAGTGCCAAGCTTTACGAGCCGACTCCCGATTACTTCACGACTACGGCGCTCAGTATCCCCTTCGATGAACATGCACCTGAGCCGCGTCACTGGCTCGCATTCCTCGATGGGCTATGGCCGAACGATGCCGAGAGCATAGAACTACTTCAGATGTGGTTCGGATATGCGCTTACCGCTGACACCAGTCAGCAAAAGATATTGCTATTGATCGGCCCCCCTCGCAGCGGCAAGGGAACCATCGCCCGGGTTCTTGTCGCCATGCTTGGCCGCGATAACGTGGCCGGCCCTACGTTGAGCTCTCTCGCGACGGATTTCGGCCTTCAACCTCTTCTCGGGAAGAACCTCGCGATTATCGACGATGCCCGATTGGGCGGTATGATCGAATCTCAGGTAATTACCGAGCGTTTCCTGACGATCTCCGGCGAGGGTAGCATCACAGTGGATCGTAAGTATCGAGCGCCGTTCACCGGACGGCTGCCGACGCGGTTCGTGATTATCTCCAACGAGCTCCCCCGCCTGATGGATGCGTCCGGCGCGCTGGCTTCCCGCTTCCTCGTGCTGCAGACAACGCGCAGTTACCTGGGGAATGAGGATACAGGGCTCACGGATCGCCTGCTTGCCGAGCTGCCGGGGATACTCCTTTGGGCCGTACGGGGCTATCGCATGTTGCTGGACCGTGGGTCACTCACCCAGCCGCGCAGTTCCATGGAGGCCATACAGGACCTCGAGGACCTGGCGTCACCGATCACCGCATTTGTTCGTGATGAGTGCACCCAGGGCCCCGCCGAGAGTGTCGCCAAGCACCTGTTGTTCGACCGCTGGCGGATGTGGTGCAACGACCACGGCCGCCCCCCTGGCAACCTCGAGACCTTTGCCCGCGATCTACGCGCCGCCGTCCCCGGCCTGCGCTCCTCCCGCCCCCGCCAAGGCGACGGCTCGCGTATCTATACGTTCACGGGTATCAGCCTGCGCCAATCATCCGGGGGCAGTGATGAGTATTGAGGCTGTGGTCCGGGGTCTGGTCCGGGGTCTGGTCCGGGGTTGGTCTGGGGTATGGTCCGGGCTGAAAGCCAAGCGTGGCGCGGCTGGTCCTGGTGGTCTGGGCTATAACCCAAAACCATTACATACGCGCGCACGCACGCATAAAGGGTTTTCAGTATTTGCCCGGACAACCCGGACCGCCCAGACCAAGCCAATGCCAATGCGGGTTTTAGTGGTCCGGGTGCCGATGTTCTGCCTGGACCAGACCCCGGACCAAGAGGACGGCGAAGCGTGATTCTAAAAGCTGACCAATGGCCACCGATCCCCCGAAACCTCACCGAAGGTCGCAAGCGGTTCCAGTGGACCGGCAACGGCAGACGCTTCCATGACTACATGGCCGGACGCGTCATCAGCTACCGGGAGCTGGTGAAGATTGTAGGCAAAGAGTTCGCCGCCGAACTGCTGAAGCGTCAGCAAGCCCGACGACAGCCGCCGGTGATATGGGTGCCTCGCCGATGATCGCGGGTCCTCCCCGACTTCGCCAGCAGGCGGGTCGACGGCGGCGCGGAATTTCGCTAGGCCATAGGTGCCCACATGCCTAAACACTCCGACCGCTCCATGTGTTCAGTCGCCGCACAACTGGCAGGTTATGCCGCGTTTCTACCGAGTGACGCGCTCACCCAGCGCCTACATGGGCCCCTGGCCAAGATCGCGGCGGCCTTGTCCTGGTCTGCCCTGCGCGACCTGTTGGCGCCCATCGAGGCCGAGGCAGATCAACGCCACGGCGGGCCGTCCGGGCTCGACCCTCTGGCATTGACGGCGGCCGTCCTGTTGGGCCGCTGGCATGGGTTGGGTGAGCGCGCCCTGGCTGATGCCCTCGCGCGCCGGTGGGACTTCCAGTTGTTCTGTGGCTTCGATGCCGACCGGCCGACGCCATCCGGCTCGACGCTGCGCCGCCATGCCCAGCGCCTGAAGGATGCCGACGTGCTCGACTTGGTTGTGGCCGAGGTGGACGCCGCGCTCTCTGCAGCCCGAATCAAGATCATTCCGTCCGAGCGTGCGCTGGTGGATCTGAAACTTCAAACCCTGAAAAACGAGGTGTGACATGACCGACGATCTATTGATAGCCAAAACGAAACGGGCGGAGTTTGCCGCCCTCGAAGCCGAGCACCGGCTGAACGAACTTGGCGCGGAGCTTGCGCAGCGGCTGGGAGTGGAAGCGGCGGCCGAGGAAATCATGAAGCGCGTAGAGAAACAGTTCTACCGATTCGCCGATGCCGGGGCCGCCCGTGTGTGCGACCTGGTCGACCCTGACACCGCGAACATACGCGCCGCCCTGCAAATAGAGGCGGCCGAGATGCTGACGCGCGTGGCTAATGACCTGGAAGCACTCGCCGCGGCGCATCGAGGTGACGAGGCGTAACCATGGCGCTGGGTATCTCGCAAAGCAAAGTCGCGGCCCTGTTGGGGGTCAGCCGTGGGCGCATTACCCAGTTGAAAAACGAGGGGCGGCTAGTGCTGCTAGCTGACGGCCGCGTGAACCTGCCCGCGACCTTGGCCCTGTTGCGCGATACCCAAGATCCCGACCGAGTTAGTACGATGCGATTCGACCGTGCCGAAGCCTGGTTGAAGGCGCAAGGGGGGGATCAGTCGGACGACCTGGACGACGCATCAGCCGCGAGCAATCCAACCGCATCGGCGTATCGAGAATTTCGGGTCCGCAAGGAGCGGGCCCTGGCTCAGATCGCCGAGCTTGAATATCGGTTGTCGAACGGCGAGCTGCTCCTGGTGAGTGACGTTCGCCGCCTCGCTGCCGACCTTGGAGTGAGGTTCCGAGGCGAGCTCGAGAGGCTTCCGGACAACGTATCGCCCGAGCTTATGCATCGTGACCGAATCCAGATCGCCGACCGTATCCGCGTGGAAATGGACTCGGTTATCACCAATGCACGCGCCGAGTACCGGCGCCAACTCATTCAGATGACGAAAGGAGAAATCAACCAATGACCGAACAGACAAAGAACCCCGTGCAACAAGTCGACGAAGTATGGAGTGAAGTCGTGGCGCTGGCCGCTTCGCGTGGCTGGTCTACCGATGTCCTGGCCGTGGCGCTCGCTCAGGGGCTGGGGCAGCTGGTGCAGGTGTGCAGTCCGACCACTGAGGCACGCGACGGCACGCTGAATGAAGTCCTCGCGGTGACGGCGGCCTATGCACGCGCCCCGCTTACGTTGCCGAGGTTGCAGTGACGACGCCCCGCAATCGTCTGTGCCGGCTCATGACCGCCCTCGAGGCCGGGCGGCCGGTGCCTGACGATGTGGCGGAATGGATGCGCGACGGGATCGCCGAATACCTGGTCGAGGGCGGGCGTCGCCCGCTCGATGTGGTACTCGGGTTGCGTGGCCGTGGTATCCGGTCCTTCGAGACCCAGAAGGCGATGGAGCGACGTAACGCCGCTTTGATGGCGGCCCTTGAGTATGCGCACGACGGACAATGGCGGCCGGTTCGCTGGCGTGCCAATTACCTGGCCGATGCGGTGAAACGCTTCCGTCGCAAGTGGCCGCGTATCCGGCACCTCGAGGAGCCGCCGGATAACCTGGACGAATTACAGCGGGCGCTATTCCGTGCGTTCCAGGCGAACGAACGTGTGCCCGAGGACCCCGACCACATCATGGCGTGCTGCCGGAAGAAATAGGCGGTTTTCCTCCGGTGAATGCCCACCTACCTTGAGGGCATGAACGCACAAAACGAAATCAAGGCACAAGCCAACGCCCTGGAGATCGTCGTCTATGACGACATCGATTCAGGGTTCGCCGCGCAGATCGTGGAACGGACCCGGGCAGTACCGGACGCGAACACCATAACGCTGCGCATCAACTCGCCCGGTGGTGCAGTCACCGAGGCCCTGGCCGCTTACAACGCGTTGCGCAATCACTCCGCCACCATCGAGGTGCATATCGATGGCCTGGCCGCGAGCAGTGCCAGTCTGCTGGCGATGGCCGGTGACTGGATCGTGATGGCCGAGAATGCCCTGTTCATGATCCACGATCCCTGGACCAGCGCCACCGGCAACGCCACGGAGCTGCGCCGCCTGGCCGACACCTTGGACAAACACCGCGACGCCATGTTGAAGGCGTATGCCCGCCGCTGGAAGGGGAAGACCTCCGAGCTGCAGGCGCTGCTGACTGCCGAGACCTGGCTTGATGCCGATGAAGCCCTGAAAGCGGGATTCGTGGACGAGATCGCCGCCCCCCTGGCGATTGCCGCGTCCCTCGATCTGTCCCGCTTCGACAACCCCCCGAAACGCACAAGGAGTACCCCAATGCCCGAGACCCAAACCCATACCCCCGGCGTGGAGCCCAACACGCCCAAGAAACCGGAAGTCGTCGCCACCACCGAGGCCGAAGTGAGGGCCCGCATTCAGGCGCGTAACGACGAGATCCGCACGATCTTTCAGCCGTTCCTCATCCGTGGTCAGTATCAGGACCTGTACAACGATGTGATGGCCAACACCAACCTGTCGGTGGACCAGGTCCGCGAGAAACTGCTCGCCAAGATGGGCGAAGGCTGCGAGCCGCTGGCCAGTGACCCGCCGTCCATCAGCATGGGCTATGACCGCCGCGAGAGCGAATTCAAGGCGGCCGTCACCGATGGCCTGCTGATGCGCTTCGGTGTGCCGGTCAAGAACCCGCACCCGGCTGCCCGCGATGTGCGCGGCATGGGTGCCGTGGAGATCGCCGGGACGCTGCTCTCCCAGCGTGGCCGCTCCACCCGTGGCCAGAGCAAGGCCGAAATCATCCAGGCGGCGCTGACCACCTCCGACATGCCGGAGCTTCTGAGCAACGTCGCGAACAAGGCGCTGATCACCGGCATGCAGGAATCCGAGGCCGCGACCCACCGGATCTGGACGCGTTCCGGCGAGCTGCCGGACTTCAAGGAAGCCAAGCGCGTGGCACTGAGCGAGGCCCCCGGCCTGTCGAAGGTCAAAGAGGGCGCCGAATACACCTTTGGTGCCCTGACCGATGCCGCCGAGCCGATCCGCCTCGAGACCTTCGGCCGCATTCTGGGCATCACCCGTCAGGCGCTGGTGAATAACGACCTGGGCGAGCTGTCCCGCGTGCCGTTTGCGCTGGGCCAGGCCGCCGCCCGCCGCGAAGCGGATGCCGTCTACTCACTGCTCATCAACAACCCGGCCATGCGTGACACCAACGCCCTGTTTAGCGTTGCCCATGCCAACGAAGGCACTGCCGCCGCCCTGAGCGTGGATAGCCTGGGCGAAGCCCGCAAGCTGATGCGCCTGCAGAAGGGCCTGCAGGGCGAGGGGGCGCTGAACATCACCCCGCGTTACCTGCTCGTGCCGGCCGCCCTCGAAACCAAGGCCGAGCAGCTGCTGGCCTCTATCCAGCCGAGCGCCACCAGCAACGCGGTGCCCGAATGGGTGCGCCGCCTGGTGGTGGTGGTCGATGCCCGGCTCGATGACGACTCCACCACGGCCTGGTATCTGGCCGCCGATCCGGTGATGTATGACACCATCGAAGTGGCCCGACTGGATGGCCAGGGCGCGACGATCGAACAGCGCGACGCCTTCGTGCGCGACGTGCTCGAAATCAAGTGCCGCCTCGATGTCGGTGCCGCCGTGCTGGATTGGCGCGGCCTGGTCCGCAACGAAGGCGCGTAGGCCTGATCTGAAAGCCGGTATGGTTGAGCCGGCACCGGGCCGCCAATGGCGGGCGCTGTTCCCCGGACGCCTGTGGGTCTAAACCCTGGGGTTTGCAGGTGGCATGAGCAGCACCTTTTTCGGTACATGAGGGCGTGTCGGCATGATTTGGCTCAGGCCAATGGTTTATATGTCTTACAAGGCTTTCTTGAAAGTCTATGTAAAAACCAAGCTGATGCGCGCTCAGCGGGATACCGCTCGCGGACTTCGGACGTTTCGTGTCTGGACCGAGGTCGATGAATTCAGCGCAAGGAATGTCTCGCGCGACCTGCAAGGACTGGAACGTGAGGTAAATCGCGCCCTGGGCCGGGCCGTTCGCAAAACAACCCGTTGGGCCAATACGCATGCCGCCCGAGGAATCGCCCACCGCAATCAACTGCCTGTCGGCGCGCTTCTCGGGCGTGGCCGCTTCAAGACAAAGCGGCTATTCATGCGGATGCCGAACCGCCGCACCGGCACCGCTGGCAGCGTGTGGGTGGGGGCAAAGGACTATACCGTCTCTAACCTGGGGAAGGTCCGCCAGACAAGGAACGGCACCCGTGTCGGGCGCCACTCATTCCCCGGCAGCTTTGTCGCCACTATGCGCGACGGCCGTCTTAGCAGCTTCCAGCGGGCATCCGTTCTCACTCATCGCAGCCCGCGTGCGTGGTCGCCAAACCTGCCCATTCGCGAGGACCGTATCGAGCTGCAGGGAGTGGGCGAAGTGACGTCGGACATTCAGCGCAAGGTCGGGCCGCGCCTCAACGACCTGTTGCAGCAAGAGCTGAAGTATGAGATCAACGTCAGAGGAAGAGGATACAGGTGA